GATGAATTACAGTCATCTGTGACCATGTGAAGCTCGTTGTTGAAGGCAATGTAATCACCGGCCTTTAAATATCCCGTCTGGCTCAAAGTCGCACCGTCAGCGTTTAGGGTAGACCCTGTTTGACCAGCACCATTAACTAACAAGCTATCAGCGGGGCTAGGCGCTATGCCTCTCTTGACGTAAGCATGGTCGGGCAAGAAAAACCTATGCTCTTGACCGTTTAACTTAGTCAGAAACGCTTGCATGATTGCCCTGTTGTCGCCGGTTAAATTATTAAACTGAAGCGAGGCTTTCCACAGAGAACCTTTCCTACCAACCGTCTGAACTGCGTTAGTCAAAGGGCTTTGAAACGTCCTTGTATTCGTCACCAGCTCAAACGTACTGGATGATGGCGTTATGCTTGGGAATGTATAGGTTGTCATACGAAACGCCTTCTACGCATCAAATCTTGTATTGTAGCGACTGTCTGCTGCGAACTCTGTTGCATTGCAGCGCGAATCTTCATATCTACGTTTGCGTCAGCGCCCTTTGCGTCAATGTTGTTTACGATAGTAATGCCGCCGCCTTGTCCTTTGGTATGGTCTATAACCGTCTCATTGGGGTGAAGTATTGCAGGGAAGCCGCCCTTCCCATCTACACCGCCAGATCTAGCGCCCATCCCAGTAAAACCACCACCATCAAATGATGTTGATTTGATAGCTGCTACGTTAGCTAAACCAGCGGCCACAGCAGTTGCTGCAAATACTTTTGGTAGGGGCCAAGGGTAATTTGATGAAAGAGCGTTATTAGCCGCGTCGTATGTGTTCTGTATAGCATTGGCTATTTTGTATGCTTTCTGCGCCGCGAACATTTTCTTGTTTGCTGCTTGGACACCGGCAAACTGTTCGCCCAATTGACCTAGCATGTGACCAGTTAATTCGCTACCTCGTAAGATTTCTTTTTTCTTTATTGCATCTAATTCTTCTTGCTGCTTTCTCTCAAGACCAAGCATGATGTCATTGTAAGCCTGGATACTAGGGATTATCCCTTGCTCATAAGCATTGGCTACTATTTCGCCTCTTCTAATATAAGACTCATTTATTAGCTCTTCTTCCGACATCAAACCTTCTAAGATGGGCTGCAATGCAGAAATACTTTGATCCCTCTCTGCTGCGGCATCTTGCTCTGCCTTAAACTCCTTCATTCTTGCTATAGCATTGTTGAAAGCTGTTTGTTGCTTTGAGTCTAACTGTCCAACCAGAACGTTAGCCTCAAGAAGCTCTATATTGCTTTTACCAAGGGCTTCAGCTTGAGCGACTACACCAGAAACAAAATCTTCTTTTGATGTAATTAACGCCTCTTCTTGAGCTTTTTCTATTTCTATCTGATTGTTGTAGGCGTTAGTTACTCTTATTTGTTCAGCCTTGACTCTAACAAGATTTACTTCTTGTTCGCTCATACCGAGCAATCTAGCTCGTCTTACCGCAAGCTCAACATTAGTTAAACCGATAACGTTAAGTTCTTCGTTTAATGACCTTATAAAATCTTGTCTTTTTTGGTTCGCATCTTTTAGGGCGTCTGAGGCTTCTTTTGTAGCTTCAGCATCATCTTTAGTTGCTATTTTTTTACCCTGCAACAATGCGGTTAAGGTTGCTATTCTTTGCTCTGATCTAGATGCCTCAACAGATAATTCTTGCAAAGCTTTATCGCTGGAAACTAAAGCTTCATTCATTTCAGAAGTTATTGGTTGTCCTGCGGCAAGCTCTCTAACAAGCTCTACAAAAGCTTCTTTTGATCCCTCCACCCCACGAATCATTGCGACATGTGCAGCGTCTAATTTTTTAGCTTCTTCTGTACTTATGCCGAGAGACCCAGATAAATTACCAACCTTATCTCCAGCAACGCCCATTGTGGTTGATACAGCAACTAAACTTGGTAATAAATTTTTTGTGACTCTTGCAAACTCTTCTTCAGCAATAGTTGCTACCTTAAAAGCTTCAAGCAAAGCCATTCTTATGCTTGCGTCAGCTAAAGCCTTACTTTCTTTTGCTAACTTTTCAAACTCATCAGCTAAATCTGCCGTTCCTGTTAAAAAATCAATAGTTAATATTTTTTCTGTTGCTTCTGCTATTTCTTTTAATTCTTCAAAAGCGTCTTTGGTTTTAAATAAGCTTGGAGCTAATGCAGTACCAACCGCTGCGCCTACTGCAAGAAACGCCCCAATTAACGCACCATTTTGACCAAATAAAGAAGCAACCTGTGAACCCTGTTGACCAAATACAAGGAGAGCGTTCTGCCCCATTTGAAGCTGTACTGCAACGTCCTGGACTTGGTGACCCAATTGACCTAGGCCACCCCTCATCAGCCTTAAACCGCCTTTGGCCGTGCCTGCTGCGGCTTGGCCTTGCCCCCTAAGTTCTGCTGTTGCTAACTGAGTCGCTCTAATAGAGTCTATCTGCTCATCGTTAAGACCCTGCATCCTTAGCTTTAATATCTGTATCTCGTCAGCGGTTTTATCAGCAGTATCAGCCTCAAACTGTAGCTGTCTTATAGCTTTTGCAGTTATATCCGCAGCACGTTGGTCTTCGTCTGCTTTAGCTTTTGCTTGGCGAGCGGCTTCTTCTTGGGCCTCTGCTTCACGCTTGTGAGCGTCAATGGCCTGATGAAGTGAGGTAATATGGTCTAGCTGGGCCTGATTAGCGCCCATGTTAGCAGCAGCTAATAGATCCAGCTCTTTAGCCGATTTCTTTAGTGCTTGTACTTGGGTTTCTAGCCCAAGCTGTATTTTGTCTATCGCATGCTTGCGAAATGCTTCAGAAGTTTTCTTTGCTCGCTCTACGTTACGAGCATAGGAGTTAAATCCTAATTTAGTTTGATCATCTATTAGGATTCTTGCTAGGACTGTGTCTCTTGTCGCCATCTGTTAATTCTCTTTTAACTCTAAAGAAAGTCCACCAGTGATCAAATTCAGAAACAGTCATGTCTAGGATTGTCGTTAAAGGCTGACCAAGGCGTTCAGCTAACTCGTACATGTAGTATAGCTGAGTAGGTTTGTCTTGGTCAGTTAGGAGTTTTTTTCCCTGTCCTCCTCTGACTCAGAGTCAGCGGTAAGAACAAACGTAGCAAGCCGAGTCACTATGTCTGGATCTGCTCTACCTCTTAGCGCCAGCCTATCTTCAATGGTAAAGACGGGCTCACCTTGATCGTCAGCAAGACCAAAGATTAATGCGTAGATTAGATAATCTGTGTTATCAGAATCTGCTCTACGCAACATCTTAGCTTTATCATCAAGCGTCAAGTTCTTAGCGTAAACAGTAACATCCCATTCTGGGACTTCCATTTTGCGAAGCTCCTTCCCCTTGAAATGCTCTACAGCATTTTCAATTAGCTTCGTCATTATTAAACAACAACAGAACTAGTCAATGCGCCAGTGCCTTGGAATGTGATAGATGCTTCTACCATTCCGTCAAAGCTTGAGGACTTGCTTACGCCAGTAACATGCATTGTACCTGAGTAATAAGTCGCGCCAGACCCAGTACCATCTGGATAAAACTCAATAGTCAAACCTTCAGTACCTACTGCAAGTGAAGTTTGAGCTGTGTCAGTTTCGTCCCAATAAACATCCGCACTTCCGCTAAAAGAAGTTAAAGTGACCTTATGCGTTCTCGCCGAAAGGGTCATTGTGGTTGTTTCTACGGTATCAGCGGTCTCTTCAATAGAGAAGCTTCTCAGCTCTGCAATTGCATTAGCGCCTACTTTAATAACACCATCGCGTCCGATGTGAGTTGCCATTATTCAGACTCCTTATCTGATTCAATTTTAGGCTCAACAATCTCTACAGGCTCAGGAGCCTTTTTAGGTTTTGCTTTACCCTTCTTTTCTTCTGTCCAACCGAGGTTGATTAAAGACTGTACTTTAGACGAATGCGCATTAATTTCCGCTGATCCGTCTGGGCTATATAACTTCATAGTATATCACCTATATTCCTGTTTCTGGAGCGTTTTGTGCCGTCCTATATTCTACAACATAATTCATCGTTGCATACCCTACTGGATTCTCACCGTCACCATCATAGTCAATGTCAGTAGATTCCAGATAACTAAATCTTGCCTTACCGTTTAACTTAGGGTCATTGCCCATAGCGGTTTCTACTTCCGCGCAAATCGTATCTATCGTATCGTCAAACGTAAGATTGGCTTTAACATAAGCTTCTATCGTCAAAGTCATGGTTCTTTCCATTCCAAGACCAGTTCCAATAGTGGATATTGTACTTGTTTCAGCCTTAGAATAGATCACCAGGGCTGGCATAGACGTTTCGTTAAGAGGATAAACGCGTGACTGGAATACATTGCTGCCGGTCGTAGAAAGCCCTGTCAGCGTAGCTGCTACTTGCTCCCTGATTTGTTGCCTTATGTGACTCATTGCTGTTCCAATTGAATCTCAGAGATGCCTGTGCCGTCTGGCCGAATATTTACCACTTTGTATGTGATTGATTCTATTACCATAGTATCTTGATGGGAGATAGATGGTGCGTCTGCGGTTCTAATTACTGCTATGGGCTGGTTTACTTCTACCGCAACGCTGCCCGTTTCAACCGCATAATAATCGTTTAATAAAATGGTCTTTATTACGGTTGTCGCGCCGCCGTCAGGAGTATATGAACAATCAACCCCAAAATCACTTAGCATGATCAGGCGATCTTGTTGGGTTTCAACCATCTATTTTCTTCTTTTTATACGATCTTTTAATCGTGGACTCTGACGCATTTTCAACGTCAACAGCTCGGTTTTCTAACTTTGGCTCATCGTAAGGCATTATCCTGCCCATAGCCAAAAGATCTTTTTGCTCTGAGGGCGGTACTTCTATAACACTTCCCGCACTAGTTGGAGCATTGTTGATAACACAAGATTTCAATACTTTGTATTTCATACTTTCTCCAAAAGAATCGGGGGGCTTATGCCCCCCTTTCCATTTACTCGTAGTGAGCGTCAAGCTTATGCTCCGTCGTTACCGAGGGCGAAGCTAACTGCGTGTCGTACTGCGGTATCCATCGTTTGGATAGCACGAATACGAATTGTTCCGCTAAGACCATTCGTGTATGGGTCTAACTGGAGGTCAAGACCGCCCCAGAACCCAACTAAAAGATCCGCGAAATTGCCAAAATAAAGATCGCCAGCAGTTACCTGATTGGAAACGATTGAACGATATCCATTCAGAGTGTTGCCTGGCTCAACGATAAATTGAGCAGTACCAGTTGCTTTTTCTGTGGTCTTCAACGCACCAAACATACCAGAAGCTAAGATGTATGACAGGTTGCCCATGAGCGCATTGTCAGCCGCAACTAGAGTTTCCATGTCTACTACTTCAGCGTATGTTGGGTTTACAGCACCAAACGTCTTGCTGTTGATTCCAGCAGTATTTTTGATACCTACTGGTGATCCAGCAGCTCCGTCTCCTTGCAAAGCAGCAAGGTCCATAGCCAAAGCAATTGCTTGAGCAAGGTCATCTCGGACGAGGGCTTCTAAATCCATTGTCTGTTGCTGAAGCATTCTTCGTGAAATTTGAGCGTATGCGCCTAAATCTTTCGGGGTCAGAGAGATCTGACTGAAGGTTGGCTCCGTCTGAACTACGTTGTCGCCTTCCGCTGCAAGCCATGCTGCCGTTGAAGCAGTTGCTTTCTTAGGAATCTTAACGTCGCTAGACAGTCCAGTCAGGGTGCGAGCACCGGCCTGCATTACTGAAGACTGATTACGCAATACGTCGATGAAATCGCCAGCTCGGAAATCTTCCGTCAGTACGTTAGCATCGTCAGTAGTGTTCAAATCACGCGTCCAGTTTGACAAAACGTCAGCAGGGAGCATAACGCCGCCCGTAGTTCTGCCGTACTGATTGCAAGCTGCTTCTGAGCATTCAAACTCAAATTTAGCGGCTTCTTGTGCACGTTTGTCAGTCGGATTAACCAAAGCATTAACCGCTCGCAAAATGCTGAATCGCTTTGCTTCTTTTTCGGTCAAGCCAATTTCTTGGTTGTTTAATGCTTTTTGAGAGCCGATTTCTTCTAGCAAAATGCCTCGGAATTCTTCAATGCTCCGTCCTTCTGAAATGGCTCGTTGGGCCATGTCAGACTTGTTGTGTCGAGCGCCAAGCTCAACGATTTGCGCTGCATTCTTTTGTTCTGCCTTGCGAGCTTCACTTTGAACCGCAGCAACGTCTACTACATTTTCTTCAGACATTGATATTACCTCAATATGTGGGGTTTCGGTTTGGGTTGAAGGCTCGCTAGACCTACC